TCGTTACCGAATGCGTTGGTCATTAATCGTACTAGACGATCTTCCAATGCTCCGCCTTCAATATTGTCTTCAAGTGCTTCAGTTGTTACTTCCCAATCAAGACGAATCTTTTTGGTTGTTAGTTCAACTTTTGTAAATCTTGCGCCAGTGTTTGTGTATGTTGGTGAGCCTTGTGATGCTGCACGAANTACACGTTCTCCAACGTTGACTTTTTCAATTTCCATGGTGTTTGCTCTCATGGTGACACGACGGCCATCTTTAGCAAGGACAGTTGCATCCCATACGTAATCAATAAAGCGTTGTGCTTGTTCAGGGCGCAGAATACCTCCTGCGTTACCTGTTGGATTAACTGCATTATCTCCAGTTGTTACACCAAAGCCAGCAGTAGCAGTGTTACCAAGTTGTGAACCTACAGATCCTCCTGCAGCATTCAGACCAGTTGCACTTCCAACACCACCAGATACTAAAGATCCCGCTGAGTTAATCTCTGCGCCATCTCCTGAACCTGGATAGTTTTTCTCTATATTTGTGTTTTGTTCCGACATTATTTTCACCTCCTAGTGATTTTTTACCTTAGTTAAACAGGTCGGCATTTGTGAGGAAACGACCGCCCCATAGGGTTTTATGAATCACTTGTGGTGATTCCTGTACGATCTCGCCGAGATCGCCAGACTTGCGGAAAGCGGTGTCTTGTTCTACAAGATCTACTCGCTTGCCAAACTCGTTAAAGTTGTTCTTGATTCCATTAACATCAGATGTTACCGATTCAAGTGATTTTGTTACTGCTGTTACCTTCTCGTTAAGAGATTTGATAGTTGCAGCAAGATCGCCAAAGGCATTAGTAAGAGAATTATTAATTTCTGAAACTGCTTTAGCAACTTCTTCTTTAACATCTGCAACGGATTTTTCCACCACAGTCTCTACTTCAACTGCTGCTTTTGCAACAGAAGATTCTGCACTAGCGTCATCTGANTTAGCAAGAGCAAGTTCTTCAACTGCTGGTGCTTCTTCAGCGACTGCAGGGGTTTCTACTGCTTCTGCAACAATTGCTGTTGCTTCTGCTACTACCTCTGCTGCTTGTGCCTCTGGAGCAACCTCTGCATTTTCAACTACAGTTTCTGAAACTGTGTCTGTTGATTCTGTCATTAGTTTTACCTCCTTAGTAATCTTAATTGTATTAATGCCTTTAGCACTATCAACTAAGAATTTTATTAGTTTTTCTGTATCTTTATCATTTTTTTCTATAAACCCAATATTCTGCATTGCATTACCATTTACTGGACTTGTTGCAGAGTCAGAATCAGATACCATAACAATACCGTTTTCTGAGTCCCAAAATACATTTTCAATTTCTGCTTTTGACAGATAACCACTAACTACATTTTGGCCATTAATTTTTTCAATAGATACTATGTTAGCAAATTCATTTGCTGGATTATCTACAAGAGAAAGTTCTGACAACTCGTAAGTTTTAATTACACGAATTGTTTTGTCTATTTTCTCGTCGTAAGCGTCATCCCACTCTTTAATATTTCCACCTATTGAAAAACCAGTATAGGTTCCGTCTAAAACTTTTTCCCATGCATTTTGTGCACCCTTTGAAACATAGGCAGAAACATAAACTCCACTATAAAACTTTTTAGTACTTGGATCAAAATATTTGTCTTCTTTAAAAGAAACAATTTTGCCAACAGCACTTGGTTGGTGCATTTCACGAAGATTGCCACGAAAATTTTTAAAAGCAGTTATACTAGATTCTGTTGTTACAATGTCATTTTGACGATCAACGTTATCAAGCGTTGCAAAGCCAGACACCATACGGCGTTCAACGTCTATTTTTCCGATGGGCATTGAAAGGCGAACATTGTCACCTTTAGTTTCCCAATGAGCCTTATTTGTTAACATAACGTTATAATTATAGCACCGCTTTGAAGAAGTTTCTCAACTATTGAGACGATCTACCTTCACCCTGTGCATTGCGACCAGATATTGTAGTTGGTGAATCAGAATTGTTATTTGTTCTTTCTGAATCTCTTTGACGATCCCCTGCTAAATTTGCTCTAGCATCAGTTGCTTGTCTTGGAGACATAACAAATGGAGTATCTCCATCTGCTCTTAGTGGCAAGTCTAACATTTCACGAGCCTCATTTGGAGTCATAACCTGAGTCTTTACATATCTTTCAAGAATTTGAGATTGTGCAATTTCATCAGTTAGAGTTAGTTCATTAAATTTAAGTTCAAGAATGTCTGTTTTTTCTCGTATAATTTTGTTTACAACCTTCTCTAAATGTCTTTGTGCTGGACGAGATACCTGCTCTTTAAATGTGCGATCTTGAGAAAGTGCTGCTGCAATTCCTGCAGAGTCTGCACCACCTAGTTTTGAGATAGGAACTTGATGGGCAATGAGAATATCATCACGATTTTGTTTGCGATACTCTTTAAATGAGCCATCTTGGATACCATTTTCAATTGGCTCCATCTTAAATTCAACCTTATTGCCTTCTGTGTCTCCAGGAAGCGGGATATAAAGAGTTCTGTGTGACTGAGCCTTAAGTCCAGTCTGTAAAAATCTAAACATTTTATCTTCAGCATCACCCGAAAGTTTTGCACCCTTTAAAGTTACAACATATCGTGGAACAGCCTTGTTTTCAAAGTAGTCAATGTTATATTGAGAAGCAAGTTGATCTCCAATAAGAGATGGCATTGCTGCAATAATATCTGGAATACCATAAAATGTATTTAAAGGTGAGTACTCTTTTAAATGAATGATCTCATTGGGGCGTGGATCTGTGCCCATAGGGTTTGCATTCTTTGCTCCAAAGTTTCTAAAGTAAACCACCTTTTGACCAATAATTTGTACAAATCCATCACGCAAGCGTCGTATGCGGACAGTCGTTGCTGGAATATGGCCAACATAGCCAATCTCTCCAGCAGTTGTTCTACCTACTTCAATAAATCCATTACCTGTTGCCTGAAGGTCTGTGTAAACCTTCTCCATTGTTTTTGTAAAACTGTCATCATCATTTAAATTTTCTAGCCAGTCCCGTACTTGAATCTTGGCTCTTTCAATACGACTACGAGCACGGCTTACCGCACCTGCATCGTCGTTCATTTCAAACCTTAATAGCGTTCTATCTGAAATATCAAAGCGATATCCAAGACCAACAATGTTTTCTACTTTAGCGTCAATAGCAGCATGGTTAGCAAATGATGTGTCATAGAAGTTGGCTAACTCATACATGTTATATGGAGGAGTAATTACGTCAAATAGTCCGTAACCATTTCTATATACCGTGCCAGGATTGATTTGTTTGGATCCCGCATTTACTCCAGAAGGTGTTGCGTTTGCTGCGTCTAAGTATGTTTCATTAAATTCTGGTGCGGCATATTTTGTTAAATTACGAGTTGTTCTGCGACGAAAGTTTTGGTCAAGCCCAACATAATCTTTTAAAGCATCCCAAGTTCTATTAAAGGGATCATGTGATTTAAAGATGTTGTCTTCTTTTTCTTCTGTATTAAGACTTGCACGGATATACTGTTCTTCACTCATCTATAGCCCCTCTTCCATGTTTTTCTAATGTCTGTTGTGCTGCATGCCAAGCGCCTAAGTCATTCATTGAAGGGATCAAGCCTTCTCTCATTCTTGCTTTTTGTTCAGAATACTCTTCTTCACTAACCTGAGTCAACCCTGGAACAAATACCGCTTTGCCAAGTCCATCATCTCCATTGTGTATTGCAACCTTTTTTAATTCTGCAATTTTTGTAAGATCTCCACGGTCGGACGGTATGTTTAAAACTGAGCCTTCGTCGTCTGTAAACCATTTACCAGTAGATGTCTTATATACGTAAAGACCCCAGTCATAATGCTTATCTATTACCTGACGGCGTACATTTTTAACATAAGGTTTACCAGTTTTTGGATTAATTAGGGATTCCATAACCATAAGTATATCAGACTATACTGGTGTGGAGACGTTGGTTGACCACTCTGTGCTTGCATATATATTTAATTTTTCAGGCTGGTAGACCAGACCTTCTCCGTCATCAACAATTATTTTATTTGTGCCTATGTATGTCTTATAAATATCGGACGGGTTAATTCCATAGAACTCTGATGATCCTATTACTAACATGCCATCCCAGGTAAAGTTACTAAGCCAAAATTGCCAATCATTTGTTGTGATACCGTCTGTTAATACCTGAAACCAAGTTCTTAGTGTTCTGCTTTCAACCTCTTGTAGGCTGTTTGCCTGATAGTATGCAATGTTATTAAATAGTATTGGTCCCGTCAAATTAATGCTTCCAAGATATGAATTATAGACAAGAGAGGCTAAAAATGCTATTCCTATTGAGGACCATTCTTTGAGAGATAGGACTGGTTCTCTTACTAGACTACCATTTAAATAAAATCCAACACCATTATAGGGAACACCGTTTTGATTCAAAACAAATATCCTGCCCCTGTCTAGGTCAGCGCTGTTTGCCTGTAGGTAAAATTTTAGGGTTCCACCTTTATGGTTAATTTCAAAAATTTCTGTTGCTGTTGCTGGAAATGCGTCTTGATCATATCTTAGCCACAATTGCATGGCGCTTACTTTGTAGTCTGTTGCCAATTCTTTGTTAATTGGAAGATTTAATCCACGATTTTCTAAAATATTTATTTCACCACGCACTTCAATTCCAGATGTTTTTGTTAAGTACAAGTAAGGGGTACTTTCTTTATATATACTAAATGCATTCTTAGACTTGTAGTCAAAGTAAATACCATTCTTTTTATATGGAAATAGATCTACTCCAAATCTTGTTCCTACTGGATTAAACGAGTTATCGTTAAGTGCTTGAGAGGCTAATTGCAACTTGTTTAATAAAATTGGCTTAGTTAAAACTCCACGGCTGTTAAATTCAAGACTATAGACAATTGCAATTCTATTAAAGTCTATGGTTTTAATTGGGTAAATCAATGTATTATTTAAAATTTCAAATTTTGTTGTTTCCCAGTCTTCATAGTCATTTAAATCAAGCACCTTATATTCATCTGGTGGCTCTTCATTGGCAAAAGAAGTAGGAATGTTTGCACCATCTGCCACATACTGAAATGTTACATAACTTTTTATTTGTGCACCATCTGTATTGTAATACGAAGAAGATGTTCCAGACTCTTGCTGTAGAGTGGTTGTTGTTGGATACCCTAAGTTAAACTGTAAAAAGTCTATTTCATAAAACTCTTCATCGCTGCTATTTTTTACAAATTGAGCAAAGTAAGAAAGGGGTAGATAATCTTGCCAATATCCTGCGACACCTATGTCTAAGAAATATTGTTCATATGCCTCTGATGGAAGAATTGTATAACTGGCTGTGTGATCAATTAGTTGTTGTCCTTTGTCTAATTCAATAAATCCATTTGCGTCAACATAAGTTGTTATTTTTGTAGAATTTAAGGTTGTTCCTAGCCCAACAGAATAAAGTCTTCCTGTAAAGGTGTAGTCTCCAGAATCATCTCCACATACATACATTTTTAATGAACTTTGATTTCCAAAAAAAGAACTTACATTGCTGCCAAATTTTTCTGATAATGTTTTTATATTAAATCCAACTGCAAAAAGGCTATTAGTAGTTATTGCGCTAGAAGTAAATAACAGTTGGGTGGTTCCATTATAGGTTAAAGAGTATTTAATTAGATTACCGTCTTTAAGAATTGTAAAATAGTTACTGTTTAGTGGATTGTAAATTTTAAATAATATCTCATCTGATGCTAGGTTGTGAGAACTAAATACTCCGTAACAACTCTCAACTTCACTTGATAACAAATTAAATCTTGAAAAATTAATATACGATTCAATAGAGTTCCAAGTATTGTTAGGCTTAAAAGACAAAAACTTATCGCTAATAACAGGGCCAGACTCATTATCTTGTACGTCTTTGTTATCATCATATAGTTCTTGTAATGTTTTAGTGCCCAAAAATATTTCTGGTAAAGCATACTCAGGTGTTCTTAAATTTGTTTGACTAGTTGCTAGGTTATCAAAACTTCCTTGGTCCCAACCAGCAAAATCTGGATAGTTGTAGTTAGCGGTGTAATTTGCAAATGGATAATCTATAAAAGCAGTTGTTCCTCCATATGATGAGTTTATTCCTTCTGCAGAAACAACTCCTTGTCCATAAACCCACCTGCGCTTTGCAACTGTAACTGGAACTTGATAAGAATATATAGCAACACAATCAATTTCAAAAGGATAAACGGTATTACTTGCATAGAATCCTACCCAATCTTGATCATCTCCGCTATTATCAAGTTCTGCTGGAAGGATTAGATTGACAGTATCCAAAGATAATGATAAAACTTCTTCACCATTAACCAATAGAGATGCAGAATCTTTAATTAAGCGAATATGGATAAGCATTGGTCTAAACCACTCACCAACGAAGTGTGATGAAAATTGATCGCCAATAACCAATGTTAAAAATCCATCCTCAACATACAGGCCATCTTCAGATGCTATTGGTCCAAATATTTTAAATGGTGTAGATGTGTTTACTGCTATTCTTGCCCAGAACTCAATTGTGTAATCGTTATACTGTCCTTTTTTATTTAAAAATCCTTTACCTGGAAGAATTAAAGATGCGTCAGTATTTGGTTCTAATCTTGTTACTCCACTTGCGCCATAAACCAAAGGAATACCCGCATTCTTACATCTTAAACCACCTTCAGTAATATAGTATCCAGAGTCTTCTGCAACTCCGTATGCCTGTGCCTCTACTGCATCATATCCGCCATAAATACTTATGCTTGATGGGACTGTGGTTTCTGTTATTCCATTTAGAGAGTATGTATTAAATTCTTCATTCCATTGCCCGAAAGTAATACCATTTATATAAAACTCATTTTCTGCTGATGTTCCTGAACCTTCAAAAATTTTAATTTTAACAACAATTCGTAACTGTGCAGAAACATTTGGAATTTCAAAAGTCTCAGAAATAAAACCCCATTTTTGATAAAGTGTACTAGTAAAGGTTTTTAAATTTTGAACTATGGTTGATGTGGCTGGATTTGTATATTCATAACCTATAGAAACACTTTGCAAATAAACGCTATTTGAGTAAAAATATGATCCAATATTAAATGTTCCAAGATCTGCAAGAGTATTAATATTAAGGATATTGGGGCTAATCACTGATGCTTCAAGTGTTTCTGTTACTGGAACGTTAACTCTAACTCTTGATAAATGACTATCTACAAATGGCTCATTTAACTCTTCGGACGATGCTGCAACTGCACAGTTTGTTTTTGCCCACAGCGTTGTAAGGTTGCGTTGCGCTTCAGTAATTAAACTTTTATAGTCAAGGGTGTCGTCTAATGCCCACAAAACTAGCGGATGCTCAGAATATATTTTTTCTGCATACAAGTTTGATGGGGTAGACATATTTCTCCTATCCCCTTATTATAGCAGGATGAAGACTAATATAGTTTGATTTCGCAAGCGTCTGTTGAGCAATATTTTTCAGACTCTGCATCAAGATTATCTTTGCCATCATAAATAGCAGACCAATCAATTTTACCAATTTTACCAACATAAGAGTTATACTCTTTTCTTGTAATATTTGAATATGGCTGTTGTGGATAAGTCTTATTGCCCATAGGTAAAAATGAAACTGCCTTTAACTGACCCTCATACATATGTAATGCTGGAGCAATGTGTTTAGTCTCAGACTCCTTGTCAAATGATAAAGTTACAGATACTCCATTATCAGACCAATATTTTTGAGCGGTAGCAGCCAAACCAATCTTTTCAAAAAGACTTACATCTTTCTCAGATCTTGGATGTCCAGATGCTACTGGGAAATATACTACTGAAGTGTTTGCTGATACTACGTCATCTTCAATTTTATACCCTGCTGCTTTAAATAAATGCACCATTGGATCTGTATTACCAAACCTTATAGCACGAAGATAGAATTCTCCTCCTGGACCCCAATGAACTCCTGGTGTTGCACCAGATAGTAGTGAAACAGATCCTGAAGGTTTAACGGTAGTTACACGAATTGATTCACGGACACATAGCCATTCTGAATAGGTATGATCATATGAACGAATTTTTTTATATCCTTCGTCCATCCATTCACGAATGATTGGCATACCTTTTTTATCTGCAAAAGATGCAATGCCAGTAAGGGATGTTCCAATACGACGATTACGTTGCATAATTCCATTTGTGGTTTGCCAATGTGTTGGCATAAGCGTTACAGTTTTACCGTATAAGTAAGCAAACTTTAATGTACGTAAAAAGTCTTCTTTATCTTCATGACGATTTAGATGAACTTCTACAAGTGTACATAATTCATAACTTTCTAATGGTTGTTCAGCGCAAGGGTTAAACCCCATAACACGAGAATCTTTATAATCTGGAGCGTCTGCTAATCTTCCATAATCTCTGGCAACATCTAGCCAAATAAATCCTGGCTCGCCATTGTCTGCAATTAAGTTAACATAGTCTTCATACTTTGTTCCAACCTCTGCAGAGATAGAGTTATTAGACATCCAAGCCCATCCTGGATTTTTTGAATCAAATGAGTTTCTATCTGGAAAAACCTCTGCATTTTTTAAATTAATAAAATCTTTATCTTCAGGATTTCCTAAAGCCAAAGTAGCAGAACGGCGAACATTACCAGAAACAACGCATGTACCAATAAGGTTTACAATGTCCACTATTGCACGAGAATCAAGTGTTTCTCCTACTCTTCCACCAATTACCCTGTCTATCTTACTGTGTAGTGCAATCAGTGGTTCTGGACCGCTAGCAACCCCACCAAAGCCTTTTATGGGTGCTCCTAGTGGACGGATAAGGTCATAGTTAAACTTCTGTATAGCCTGGTTAGGGCGTAGGTATGAATTTAATAGCATTCTTACAGAGTCAACCCAACCTTCACGAGTGTCTGGAATCTCCCATAAATTTTCTGGCTCTGTTGGCGCATGAATAGGCATTTCTTTATCTTGACCAACGGTATCAAACCCTACACCTATACCAAGCATTAATGCATCCATAACCCATGCGAATAAGGCTCCTGGATCATTGCGATCAATATCACGAGTAGAGACCATGGCGCAGTTTTGAAGAGAAGCAGAGTTACGTTTTTCCATAGTCATTGGAGTTCCAAATGCCCAAAGACCTCTACCTGGAGGAGTCCACTTTAAACTAAACATGCGGTCATAGGCTTCTTGAGCAGATTTTTGAGCCTTGTTATCATTCCATGGAAGTCTATTGTCTTTAGCGTGATTCTTTTGTACAGAGTACATTCCTTCAATTACCCGCTTGCAAACCTCATGCCATCTTTCCTTTGTGCCGTCTTCTTTCATGCGAGAATAAGTGCGGATAAAAGTAATTTCACCTAGTGAGTTAGATCCTGCGTCTGAGAATCCAAATGGGGGTGTAGTGTTTTTGTATTTTTCTACAAAATCTTCTAGTAAACGAAAAGAAAAAGTATCTGACATTTATGTTCCAACTTTCTATTAATATTATAAGTACTTTGCAGAATCCAAAGTAGTGTTAAGTATATCATAGAATTAAAAAGAAAAAGACGCTTGTTTAGGGCGTCTTAGTCTCTAGTTAAGAGTTAGTGCTTTGTATTTTATAAAGCGCCCATAATAATCATTGCTGCGTCTACTCCTGCTGATGCAGTAGCAAATGATAAATTTCCAGAACCGTCTGTTGTTAAAACTTGATTAGCGGTTCCATCTGCTGCAGGAAGTACCCAAACCTTATTTGTTGTAACAGTTCCTGGTGACTTAAGACCAACATAGTGAGTTGAGTCTGTATCTGCTAATCTAAGTTCTGCTGTAGCATTAAGGGTAAGTGCTGTTGTTGCTACTGCGCTAGAAAGTGTTTTGTTTGTAAGAGTTTCGCTACCCGCTAAAGATGCAAGATCAGCATCACTAACTGCAGTGTTTAATTGAGCCAGAGTTGAAGTAATTGTGTTTGATCCAAGAGATATTGACTTATTTGTAAGTGTATCTGTGGTTTCACGTCCTACTATGGTGTCTGTTGCATCTGGCAGGGTTAATGTACGATCTGCCGTAGGATCTGTTACTGTAAGTGTAGTTTCAAAATCATTTGTTGTTGCACCTTCAAAAACAAAAGCAGTTTTAACAGCAATTGTAGTTGAATCAATAGTTGTAGTAGTTCCTTGAACTGTTAAATCACCAGTAAGAGTTAGTGATGTACCAGATGCTACTCCAATATTGGGTGTAGTTAGGGTTGGACTTGTAAGGGTTTTATTTGTTAATGTTTGAGTTGCATCAAGAAGAACAACTGTTCCTGTGGCATCTGGAAGAGTAATTGTTCTGTCAGCGGTAGGGTCAGTTACTGCAACAGTTGTTTCAAAAGCATTATCTGTTGCACCTTCAAAAGTAATGCTTGAACCAAAAGCGGGGTTAACGGTAGAGTTAGCATCAAAAAAGTAATCTAGGCTTGTCCAGTTATTTGTTCCATCGCCAATTTTAAATTTATTTGTGTCTGATTCCCATCCTATTTCACCAGCATTTAATACTGGTCCTGCTCCTGCGTTTGTAGAGATCCACTGCGCTGCAGTTCCTCTACGCTGTTGCATTCTGGTTGCCATGTTGCTCCTTATTTCCTAGTTATATTATAACAGATAGTTTAATTAAAAACTTCTGTTGCTATTCCACCGTCGTATGTTAATTCCCAACTATTTGTATTATAAAAACCAGCATCCTCTTCTGATCCTGCCTCATAATAAAATCCAGCATCAACAAATGTACTTGCAATAAGTCCAGTTCCACCAATTGCTGTATCGTGAATGTGTTGAGCAATGTCTACGGTGTCATTTAAGAGTGCCAGGGTGTACCATTGTCCATCAACATAAAATGCAAGTCTGTCTGTTGCGGTATCAATATAGAGTTGTCCATCAACCGCATTTGCTGGGGCGCTAGCAGCGGTTGAAACTAAAATTGGCTTAGTATCTACATAAAGTTTTGTTGCTGCATGTGTATTTTCAGTAGGAGTGGCAACTGTGACTGTTGATCCAAAAGTTCCGCCGTCGGCTACAATAATGCCGTGCTTTACCCTGAAGTCTTTATTTACTGTTGCCACTTCTAACCTCTATTCTAGTTATGCTTCAATATAAATTTTGTGTACTTTAACATCGGTGTCTGCTGCTGCTCCAGTTACCTGAAGAAGAACGTTTCCTGCGCTGTAAACAGCGTCAGTTGTTCCTAGCACTGCGTTGCTAATTACATCTGCATACTCTGTTACGTAAACGTTATTTGATCCATCTACAGTAACTAAAACTTCAATTACTTCAATGTCGCTACCTTTTCTCATCTGCACAATATATTTTGCAGATCTATAAGTGGTTGCTGACCATGTATCAATTGTAGTTGCTGAAGTTGAAGCGGTAGCAAGAGCAGAACCAACAAGAGCATCTGGAAGAGCAATACTTGTCGCTGCTGCTGCACCAAGAGTTGGTGTAACAAAAGTTGGGCTAGTAGTAAATGCTACTGTTGAAGATCCTGATTCATCAGTTAATGCTGCTGCAAGGTTTGCAGAAGATGGAGTTGCAAGAAATGTTGCTACGCCAGTTCCAAGACCAGATACACCAGTTGAAATAGGTAGTCCAGTTACGTTTGTCATTGTTCCAGACGCTGGAGTTCCAAGTGCTGGAGTTACCAAAGTTGGACTCTCAGCAAATACTAGTGCGCCAGTTCCTGTTTCACCAGTTACTGCTGCTGCTAAGTTGGCACTAGATGGTGTAGCAAGGAATGTTGCTACGCTAGTTCCAAGACCTGAGATACCAGTTGCTACTGGAAGACCAGTTGCATTTGTTAAGGTTCCTGCTGATGGAGTTCCAAGATCAGGAGTTGTTAATGTTGGTGATGTAAGAGTCTTGTTTGTAAGGGTTTGTGTACCTGTTAATGTTACTACAGTTGAGTCAATATCAAGAGTGTTTCCAGTCTTGTCTAATCCTGTACCAGCAATAATTTGTCCCAAACCAGTAAACTGGGTAAAGACAAGTGCTGTAGTTCCAACTGTTATTGCGCCATCGTTAATTAATACATAACCTTGATCAGCGTTTACAGTTCCTTCTTGTACGAATACCGCAAAGTTTGCAGTAACTTCTGCACCTGCATCTGCATCAGTTGAACGATCTGGGGCACCAGACACCTTAACAACGTAGATACCGTTTTCTGAACCAGTTGACTGATCCTTAACAAGAACACGATCTCCAGTAGCAAGAGTTACGCCATCAAGGACATCTCCGTTTTCAAGAGCAGAGGCAAGTGTTATGTTAGCAGTTGTTGCTGCACGTACTGATGCTTTCCAGTCAATACCTTGAACTGTTGTATCTACATAA